TTGAAGCGTAGAAAACCTGTCGCAATTCAGCAATGCCATCACCATCAATATCGGCTGTGACATAGCACTCGAAAACCTCGATTGTCTCCATTGACTCATCAACAGAAATACCATCGTCAGGATTCTCGCCAGGCGCAACTCGGGCTAAGTACTCAGGTGAGTAAGTCAGCGCACTAGAAGCCTGTAACCCATCCACAATGTCTTTATCAAAGCCCATTGCGATTAGGTCACTACGAGTAATCAAACGGCGGTGAGCAACGAAAGGCGCATCCTTGGGGCTTTTCTTAGCTCTCTTGGAGATGAGGAATTCTTCAGGCGGTACATTCTCAACAACGACATGGCCTGATTTCTTTTTCTTCTGGACTGTGACGCTGTTTGACGAATACATCACAGGCTGACCCATCGGGTCAAGGACAGGATTGCCAGCAGGGTCAAGAACTGGATTCTCTACCACTTCTTTTTCGACCACTTCCATAGTCTCATCAGAAAGCAACATCGCTAACTCGTCATCAGACAAGTCACGATATTTCTCTTTGGTCACATCTTCTTTATCTTCCCAATAGGCTTTAACCACGCCAACCTTTTGAAGTAGAGCGTCTTTAAACCAATCGTGCATGATGATGAGACCAGCGTTATCACGCATGAACACCCAATTACAGTATTCAGTCGCTTGCTTGGCTCCAGCTTCATCTTGTGGGCCACGAGGGTCGAAACGAACCACCTCATCGCTTGACGAGAAGATTCGGACTAATGGGGGAAGCGCACCATCTACGGCTTCAGCCACTTCGCCAGTAACGATTGAGGACTTTCCCTCAATTTCATTGCCTAATGGTTGTCGTAAATAGAAAGATAGTGCGTCTGTGCGTTGCTGAGTTGTCTCAGTCTCTAGAAAACCAATCGAATTATCAATCTCCGATTCGATTATCGACTTCAGTTTGTCTTGGCTCATCTTTAACCTTTGGCGGTCTGCCCATCCGTGGGCGTTGCTCCGATTGTAGCGGTTTCGCCACATTTTCAAGCATTTCAATCCGCTTTTCAAGCTCAAGAATGGTTTGCTCCATTCGGGCTATTTTCTTTGCATCAGCAATGTCGCCTTGTTTTAAGAAATACATCAGATTACCCATTTCGGTGGTTGGTTGATAGATTTACCCCATGAAGAACCCTCATCGAGTCCTATCGCTAGGTATCGGAAAGCATCGGAGCCGTGGCTTGACCAATCGTGTAAAGGTCGGTCATAAAAGACTTTTCTCTTTTCGTCAAACTCTCGGCGGTAGTTTCTCAGGCAGTCCAGTCCTTGTTTCACAGCAGGAACGTTGAACCAGCATCTCGGCAGAAGGCGGCGCACAGCCTGAATCCCATCGTCTACGCTCATTCTGGTCGCCACTCGGATATTGAGTCCAGCCTCTTGCAGCATCTCAAGTCGGCTCTTTCCAGAACCCAACTCCCTTACCTGAACGTCATGCGGCAGGATGTGCTCGGCCTTGTCGTAGTCGTTGTCTCTTAGCCAATGGACATACTTATCCAGCCCTACTCCGTTGTTTTCGTAGTAATCAATGAGCCTGACCTCTGAGCCTGCCAGTTGAGCCACCCAAATAGCCGTAGAGTCGCCCATTCCCAAATCCCATGCCGTTACTGTGCGGCAAATGTCATCTCTGGGGATTTCTTGGATGTGGTTCTTGGCCTCAAGCTCGTTTAAGAGTTGTCCGTAGTAAGACCCTTCCACAGCGGCATTGAATGAGCACTCAAACTCTTGGAGATACTTATCTTCTCCCATCTCATCTTTGGCAGCATCCAATTCGGACTTAGCGATTACACCCGTCTGGCTGGCCTTGAACTCTAAAAGCCCCCAATCAGCCTCTTTTTCAGCCCTGTCTCTCAGGTCTTTAAAGTGGTTGTGACCCTTCGGTGTTCCGATAAACAGACACCACCCAAGTCGGTCGGCTAGTGCAGGGCGAACGATGTCAGTCCAAATCTTTGGGTTTTGGTCGCCAATCTCATCAAGAATCACGCCATCAAAGTATTGACCACGCAAGCTCTCTGGATTGTCTGAGCCGTAGAGTTGGATTCGCCTACCCCAAAAGTCAACCCGCAACTCTGAGATGTTTTCAGTACCGCCCATAGGCATGGCGTACTTCACTAGGTAATCCCACGCCACCCGCTTGGCTTGTCCATAAGTCGGGGCGATATAGGCGTATCTTGGGCTTTCCTTGTCGTTCAGGATAGCCGCCTTAATCAAGTGATTGATCGCAGAGACAGTCTTGCCCATCCTTCGGTGAGCCACCACAACAGTAAACCGCTTATCGTCTACAAGTTGGTGGATTTTTAACTGCTGCTGTCTTGGTGAATAAGGCAACTCAATTACTTTTGCCATGTAACCTTAAGCTCAATGGGTTGGTCAGAGTTGCCTGTGTGCTCAGTCCTTGATAGCTTCGGAGCCGCATACTCTGCCAGCTTTGCCATCAGGTCTAGCGCTCGATATGGGTCTGGCTTGCGGTCTGTGGTCGGGTCGCCATCTGCAACCTGTTTAAGCCACTTCTCCACGTTTTCCGAGTTGTTGGATAGCAGAGCACTAATAGTCTCTCTAAACTCGGTTGTGGCCCGATTAGGTGTCCCCTTGGGCCTTCCTCTGCCTCTATTGGTCAGGTTTGCAGAATTTCCGCTCTCTACTTTATTCATAGTCTTACCATTTCCTTACGGCTCGATGGCGTTGTTGTGTTGTTTTTTAGTCTAACACAGTTACAAAAAAATTGGTTTATTTATAATTTGGCTTATGAAAATCATTATTTCTCAATCATCAGACATTGATACTCAGGTTGACTTTGATTCTGAGGCGCTTCACATTGATGACTATGAACTCGCAAGATTTATAGAAAATGCAATTTATATGCTTCAGACAAAATTGCAAAATATCTACTCATCAATCGAGTAATCCTCTGCTTTTTTGATCAGCCAGGTATTTGTAATAATTTTCTATCATTTGATCATCAATCATCTCAGAAACACCATATTTACGTTTCTCTAAAGCGCCGAGAATCATGTTCCTGATGTCGCCTGTTTTTCCAGCAAACTCATCTGACAACAATCCAAATGATTTTGGCATCAAGACTTCTGCTGGAATACTTTGACCAAGAGTTCCTTGGTACTCTCCAGTAAAGTCTGTGTTGTATGTTCTGTTTGCAGATGGTCGCAAATGCATACCCTCTGGGTTTGTCAAAATAACTGTATTTCCAACATATCCCTTTGGAACACCAACAAGTGAAGGGTCTGTCAATGCGGCGCTAACATCTTCTGCATTAAATCCAAACTTTTCTTGATTTCCCTTCATGTAGAAGCGATCAACAATGGCTTTTCTTAGCTCTCCAGGAGTGCTGTCTATACCCTCGCCAGAATACATTTGAACCCTGCCTTCTTCTGACATGATTCCTTTGAAATTTTTGAATGGCTGTATAGTTTTTCTATCTTCACCAGTTCCTTTAAAGACTTTAAAGTTACGAATACTGTCATCAAATTCTTTTAATGCACTCTTTGATAAGTTTGCTTTATCCGCAAAATTCAAAAGAACTTCAACAGGCATCACAGAAAAATTCTCAGAGCCTGCGCCCATCGTTACTGGCAAATGCAGTATTTCTCCAGTACCGCCAGCATTGATGTTTTCCATCCTAGCAACGGCATCTCGATCTCTTATTCTCTTGGCAATGCCAAGATTAGATGCGCCAGCAATTCCCTGCTCAACATGAGCCAAATCTCTTGCGTAGTCTTGACCGCCATGAGTAATAATTGGATTTGCTAATAACTCATCAGAAATACCAGTAATTTTGTAATTTCTGCTTGTGCTATCCCACGGCATTATCATTATGCTTGAGCCTTTGTAGTCCTCAAGTTTTAATGGCGTCTTTTCAGCCATTCCACCTAAATATTCTCTCTCAAATCTTGTTCCTACAGATGTGTCTGGTTTTAATGGTGTTGATGGCCTATAAACTTGGCTTCTAGAACCCTGCCCCAAGTCCTGAAGCAGTTGAGCACCCTTTCCACCACGCTCCAAAGTTCTCTGCACAACAGGCTCTAAAGCCCTCTCAGCAGCCATTCCAGCCCTCTCAGCTTGGGCAGCATACGCTTGGCGAGGAATCTGTCCCAAAAGGGAGATTTCAGGCATTACAGGTGGAAGTTTTGACTTTTCCAATAAGCCAGCAATCGCTTGGAGATTTTCCTGCCCAGCTTGAGTTCTTGGAATATAAGTGTTTCTTTCCATGAACTTACGGGCTTCTTCTTCAGCAATTCTGTTTGCCAAAGGCGTTCCGTAAGCTCCGCTTGTCACACCCTTATAAAGTCCATACGGCATCCCCAATAGGCCAGAAAGCGCTCCACTACCAAGAGTTGCGCCAGTTTCCAGTAGTCCTAATAGGTTGTCCATAAAGTCACCATTTAACCTTGTTCGCCCAATAAGCAGCGCTCATCTTGCCTTTGGCGATGTTCTGTGCGTGTCTGGCCTTAAAAGCCTCGTTTCGCTTAGTTCCGTCTGGACTTCCCTTTACACCCTGCTGACCGAAACGAATCAATTTCACCTCGTCACCTTCCTTCGCAAGAACCGCATGACTCTTGGTTGGGTGGTTTGGCGTTCTCTTAGGTTTGTTATACCCAGAGAATGATTCGTTGCCTCGTTTCATAACAGTTCCACGGGAATAAAGACGTTATAGACCAGACTCGCTCCGCAAAGTGATAGCCCATGCGTTGAATCATTATAGCGATTTCAGGG